ATTTATCCCCCCTTCAATATCCAGAAATCTTAAGCCGTCTGAACTGTTGATAGTAGTCATCTTTTTATCCTATTACTAAATTTATATTTCGCTGACCATAGATAAAACTGCCGTCAACAGATCCGATAAATAGCCTGACAGTACCGTTACTGGTACAAGAGCCATAGGCAACGATAGGATCACACTCAAGCTCATCTTCATCAACGCCCGATGGCATTACGAGGCTAGGAGTTGGCACTATGCGATCGCCCGACAAAGCGCTAGCAACGGACACATTAAAAAATGTTCCTTTGGATGGACTTGTGAAATCGACAGTAACGACGGCTGTCCTTAGTCCTGATGCGATCGCCCCGATCGTTGTTGCATCGTAAATCCATTTAGATCTAGTTGCACTCCAACGAGCCGCAATCTCGTCAAGTTTATTCCCGCCAGTAGTAGCCAGTGGATACGAAAGCGAGCTTGCAGGTTCAAAATCTGTGTCGAACGCGATCGTAAAACTACTTGCACTTACGATTCGATACAAGAGCAATTGCCCATCAAAAGGAGTGCCTGTAGGATTGCTAAAAGTTGTGTTTTCTGTGAGCGTGATTATGCCGATATCGGTAGTGTCGGCATTACAGGCTGTTAAGTTGCTTGAGCTGGTAAGCGTGACAACCTTTGTGGACTGGCTACTAGCTCTAATCCTTGTTACTGGCATTTAGGTTATCTCCGATAAGAAACACGAATTTTATCTCCAGAGATAGGAGCCGTAAGCATTGTGATTGTATTAGTGGATATTGTGTAATCGTTGCCAGACCCCGACTCTTGCAAAAGCCCATTTAGGTATACATGCTCACTTCCTGTAGTTGGAGTATTGGCAAGAGTGAAAGTTGTATTTGAGCCGTTAATTGATCCGCTTGGAGTCTCTTTGTCAACAAAATTTGCGCTTGAGAGTCCACCCGAAACATCTTGGGTATAAGCGATCGCAGTTGAACCAAGCGTACCGCCATCGTCTGAGGTACATTGCCATCTAGTATTGGCATTGACAGTTCCTTCATTGACAAACACCAAAGAACCAGGAAATTCATTCCAAGCGTCCGAGTTACTAAGCCTTGTTAAAGCCGATCCACTGCCATTAAACAGATAAAGCCCATTTTCTGTAGCTGTGCTTTGATTTTTTAAAAGGATGGAACCAAGTAGAGGATCGCCGCTGGTTAAGGTTACACCGTCAAAAGTACTTGTAGCAGGGTTTGAGATAGTGACGTTGCCAGTACTTGCTACTCGCACGGTGCGATATTTATAAGCTGAGTTTAAACCAGCGATCGCAGCCTCGACATCAGAAATCCGAGCCGCATCACTAGAAGCAGCCGTTGGAGCGCCTAAGTTTGTCAACTTGAAACCGCCCATTGACTGGTTGGCTGAGAAAGCTACAGAGCCATCTCTCCGTACAAAATCAGCCCCTTCAGCCAATTTACTAGTAGCGATCGCTGCACCCGCCGCCACTTTCGCGTCGGTAATAGCACCGTCTCTAATCTGCCTAGAAGCAATATCTGTTGCAGCCATATATTTACACCTTTATATAATCTATGAGAATTGAATCGCCAACTACAGGCGATACAAGAAAGCTAATCGTTAGCCCCCCTGATACCGTGTAATCGTTGGTAAGCTTTTGGGTTATCCCGTTAACCTTTACGACTAACGATTCAGGGATAAACTGATCGGTTGCCGTAAAAGTGGCGTTACTTCCATTGATTAACCCCGTAGGGACTTCCCCAAAAACAAATTTATCTATTACTGATTGAGGATCTGCTTCGCGATTAACAACAGATTTATTAACCTCAATCAATGCGATCGGCGATCCATTAAAAACCTCAGATCCAATCTCGCCAAAGGAACCCTTAAAAAACTCAATTGCTGCAATAGTTTCCGTCATGGCAACACCCTCGCGTCATTGGTCACGGTGAAAGTATTGCCAGATGGGAACTCAATGATTAATCGCAACTTGTAGGCAACAAATTCAAGCGCCGCCACTTGATTATCGGTAAGCGAAAATTCTAAAACCCCGTTAGCTGCATCAGTAAAACTAGCAGTTAGAGGGATTCGCGCCCCTGACTTTAAATCTTTGGTGATATAGCCCGAAATTGTGCAATCAGTAAAATCAAAATAAGTCCCAGGGCAAGTAGTTGCTTTTGCTCTACCTGTGTATAAAAATGTCGCTTCTTTCTGAATCTCGATAGGCTGTGTCATGCTGCTAAGTCCTCCGTATATCTAGAGGCTTGCTGTATCAGGATTTGATCGATCGGTGGAATACCAGCAAGATCGCGAGAGCGATTAATTACTTCGATGTCAGTACCGCCCAAAACGCCCGTATAAGCTGCGTTAGATATCGCACCCAATAGAGCAACCGAATCCGTTTTATCTTGTTCTGGTTCTTTAAATTCTCCATAGGTTTCCTGCTCTCCGAATTGATTAAAAATCAGGAATCGACAAACATCTTCGATTAGTCGCTCTTTAAATTGCTGAGTAAAGCTACTCACTACCAAATCAAGGATCGCGCCATGCCCTTGATTAAGATTACTGTCACCTGATGCGCCTTGAGATCCTGTGGTAATTACAGTTTCAGGCATTAAGAACGCCATCAAAATCTGTGAATTTAGGAATCGCAAAACATTAAGGAAAAATGCGCCATCGGTCTGCTGTGCGATCGCGATAATCTCGTCAATATTTTTATCAATCACGATTACAGATTGGTTTTCAATCTGCTCTAAAGCGGACTTCATGCGATCGCCAGCACGTCCCCTGATTGGCATATTGTTTGAATCTAAAAGCACATTGCCAGAGCTATCGACTAACTCAAAGCTGCTCTCTAAATCCGTCCTGCCAACTAGCAACGGGGTAGCCTGTCTTTGGGCGGCGATCACCATAGCCGCCAAGATTAATCTTTTCGCCTTCCAATATGGATAAGCTTTCTTACACTCTGCGAACCCATAAGGATCGCGCCCTATGTTGAGATGGCGACCATTGACGATGTGAATCCCTTTTGCATAGGGGATATCAATTAATCCTTCTGGAACAGTGCGATAACGGATAGTGTCGATTTTGCCAATCGATCCAGCGTAGCGAAAATAGCGCGGGTCAACTGCCATAATGCTTGACAGCATCCATTGACCATTTTTAGGCTCAACTGATATTTCTGACCAACTATGCCCAAATGGCTTAGCTTGCCACATTTCGGCAAAGCTAAGCATGAGAGAGCCGTGCATATTTACAAAGTTTTGCCTTACCCAATCTTGGATATCAGGATCGGGGTGATGATAGTCGCCTAACTTTTGCATACCCATGAGCATAGGCACTTCGATCCCAGCCCCGCAAATGGGATCTGTGCTTGCCATCAACAAATACTCATCAATCCCTACCGTATCGAGATTTGATAACTCATTGATAAGCGAATTAGTGAGGCGCTCTACCTCTTTCGAGAGCGTCCCTTTTAACGGTTGCATTTGCTGCGATCTATCTGCCATAGCTTTGCAAAATAATGCAGAGCTTGAGTTTTGGCAAATCAAGAAATTAGTTTGTTTACCCTATTGACAATCTTTTTATAGTGTCGTATATTTATATTTATAGACACACAAGCACATGGAAACGACATGACACGCCAAGAACTACAGACCGCTTTAAAATCCTACAGAAACCAAGGTTTAACCGAGCTTTCAGTAAGCGCCAAAACTCAAGTGTTACAGGCTGAATACGACAGAATCTCTGAAGAAGAAAAGCAATTTGTTATCTCAATGACTGTGTTTCACAACGATGAATTTACCCGCGTAACTTCCAAGGGCTTGAGAGGCAAAACTTTAATCAGTCATTTTTGCGATGGTGTTGTATCGGCTGCTGAACTACTACAAAGCCACTATGTAACCACTGAAGTTTTGGCGACAGCAATCTAACGCATCAGGGGCGCTTAAGCGCCCCTCTCTACTGCTTATTATCGAAATATCAGGGGAAACGATAATAAAGAAATTCTTATTATCGTTTTGACTACATCCCGACAGCAAGCGATCGCCCGATCTCTCTCTGAATCTTGATCAAAGTATCCGAGGGATTCTCAGCCGTGGTAACTGCAATATTCGGGCGATCTAGCTTACCTACTAACTGAGTTAGCAACCCTTCGATCTTGGCAGTGGACATAGTAGAAGCAGGGCTATTTGACTGCAAAATCTGTTTGGTATTAGCTGCGTTATTTACAAAGCCACTGTTGCCAAATTTGACCAACTCAGCGCCTCGTTCACCAACTAATAGTTGCTCTCCAGCATTAAACCGTCCACCTGTCGCAAGTGGCTTAACTCCTATTCCTGCTAGTGCTGGTACTTTGCTGGCGATCGCACTAGCAGGGGTAGCATTTTTAATCGCTGCCACTTGTTGAGCATTGGCTAGATCCTTGGCTCGTTCATCAGCTTTAAACTTGGCTTCTAACGCCTTGAGATTATCCTCAAATGCTTGTTTTTTAACACGTTCAGACTCTTCAAAAGCCGCCTTTTTCTCGTTTTGGGACAACTCAAACGCATCTTTTTTGACCCGTTCGGCATCTTCAAACTCTTGTTTTTTGAGTGCTAACTGCTCCTCAAAGGCTAATTTAGTCTCATTTTGCCCTGCTTCGAGCGCGTCGCGCTTGGCTTTGAGAGTATCCTCAAATGCGAGTTTAGCCGCCTCTTTTTGCTGCTCAAATGCTATGTCACGCGCTTTGATTTGGTCGTCAAATGTAAGTTTAGCCGCCTGTTGATTTGCCTCGAAAGTTTGCGCCGCTAATTTTTGGCTCTCTTCAAAAGCGATCTTGGCTTGCTGTTGTTTGAGTGCAAAAGCTTCTTCATCAGCTTTCAACTGAGCAAAAGCCGCCGCCTCCCTAGCCGCTTTCTCATCAGCAATTTTAAATTCGGCTTCTAATTCGGCGCGATCTTCTGGAGTTTTAGCCTGGTCCAGTTGCAACTGTCGCTCAATCTCAAGGCGGCGTTGTGAAAATTGGGTTTCTGCTGCTAACTTTTCAGCATTCTGCTGAGCATCAAACGCTCTCGATGCTTCTTGTTGTTGCTTATCAAAGGCTGCTTTAGCCTCTTGCTGTTGAGCATTAAATGCTCGCTCTTGGTCCTGCTTAGATTTTTGATACGTCGCATCTTTGGCTTTTTCGCCATCATTAAAAGTGCGTTGCTCAGCGAGCAAGCCTTTTTCAAAAGCTTCGCGATCCGCTTTTTGGGTATCGTCAAAAGTTTTCTTCTCAGCATTGAGGGATTTTTCAAATGCTTGTTGATCGGCTCTTGCCTGTTTTTCAAAGCCGCCACTTTCAGTTTTAGCCTGTTTGTCAAATTCACGCGCCCTTAATCGCGCCCCTTCTTCCAAGGATCGCTTCTCTGCATTAATCCGTTTTTTAGCCGCCTCTTCAATATCTTCAGATGATCGCTTAGCAACTCCTGATTCTTTTTTGGCGACCTCATTCAAAAACTTCAGGCGATCGTCTAATAGCTTTTTACGTCTTGCAAAAATAGCGATTTCATTATTTAACTGAGCTTGCAAAACAGGGTTATCTTTAGCCCCTGACGCTTGCTGCTTAAGCGATGCAATTACGAGATCAATCTCTTCCTTTTGCTCGTTTGCTTTCTTGGTAAATTCGGCAATCCCAGACGCGCCCAAACGAGCTTTATCGCCAGCATCCGCACTAGTTAAGCCATACCTTTGTAAAGTTTGTAAACTTTCTTCTAAGATTTTGTCATATTCTTTTTGGTTTTCTGCTAATGCAATTACCTCTTTTTGCCTAGCCCTTTGTTGCCCAAAAACATCAAGAGTAAAACCTGCACGCCCTAGCCCATCGTCTTTTTTAGTGTCTACAGGGGTAGTAATTTTGTCTCGCTCGGCGCGAACTTCCTTAAGTTTTTGCTGCAAATCATCAAGGCTTTTCGTACCTTCAGAAACATTAAAAGCCGCCGCTAATTGCGCCCCTGCGGGTATGAGTGAGGCTACTGCTAAGCCGATTAATCCCAATGTACCAGCCGTCACCCCTGCGGTTGTCCCTAAAGTAGCAGTAGCAGTGGTAAGAGTTCCCACCCCAGCCGTAGCAGTGCCAGAAGCCGCCGCTACACCTCCAAACGCCGCCGCCTCTGCTGCTGTGAGTGTAGTAGTGGTAGCTGTAGCAGTGCCTAACGCAACCTGTCCAGCCGTGAGGAAAGAAAGCGCCGTGGTTACGCCCGTACCAAGTGCAGTTAATCCTGCTAATGTGGGCCCTAACACAGCCAAAAATCCAGAAATAGCCGCGCCTGTAGTAGCGATCGCAGCGCCACCGCCAACTAAAAAAGCGATAACTTCTTGTAATGGCTCTGGTAATGCTCTAAACGCCGCTACAACTGCCTTAGCTCCACCAATAACAGGATTAAATACCTTTACGATATCTTCGCCTAATACCGCCAAAGCCTCGGTAGTTTCGTTTTGGAAAGCTTTAAGAGGGTCGATCGCTTTCTCGAAGTTGGTTGAGGCTAAGCCCGCACTATCTGCGCTCGCTTTAATATTAGCTTCTAATTTTTCGATGCTGTTGATTGATGGGGCGATCGCTGCAAGTGCCTCGGTTGAGCCAAATAGTTTGAGTAGTGTATCCGCGCTGTCGTTCCCACTTGCTTTTAATTCTTTCAGGATTCCAGATAACCCTTTAGTACGCAATCCCGTCGCATTAAACTCAATGCCTAATTCCTTGGATAGCTCAACAGCCTCAGAGCTTGGCTTAAGGATCGCAGCTAATGCAGTACGCAACCCCGCAAATGTTGACTCTACGGGCACACCTGACGCTGTAGCAGTCGCGATCGCTCCGTTAAGTTCGTCAAGGCTTACCCCTGCCGCTGCTGCTGTTGGTGCAATACGTGAGATTTGGCTTGCATATTGGTCAACTGTGATTAATCCAGATTGCTGAACTGAGACAAATTTGTCCACAAATTCGGCGGCTTGATCGGCGCTTGCTCCATAGGCGTTAAGGGTTGAGATTGTCGCCTTAGATACCGTGGTTACGTCTGAAAACCCGCCTACAGCGCCCTTGGTTGATGCGTCTAGAATCTTGGTTACATCAGCAGTTTTGGTAAAGCCAGCGCTCAAAACCTCATAGGATGCATTAGCTAGCTGTGCGGTCGTTGATTGGAACTTGTTCGCCGCCGCTAAGTCTCGAAAATTGGCAATTAGCTGCTTAGATTCCCCTGATACTGTGGATAGTTTTCTTTCAGCTTGCGAGATCTCAGTAAATGCCCCTACAGCCGCCCCTCTTAGCTCAGTCAGCTTGCCAGCGATCGCGCCAAAACTTTGAGAGATTGCATTAAGTTGGAGCGGATCTAGCTCAACTTTGGGCTTGACAACGATTTTATCGACTTCCTTGAGTTGATTTTTTAATCCTGATAGTTGCCCTAATAGTTGATCTTGTCTTAGCCTGACTTCTGGCGTTAATTTTTGGTTAGAAAGCTTAGCTAATTCTTGCGTTACCGATGCGATCGCCTTAGTAAGCTCTGCTTTAATCTGTACCGCAGTTTTATTTGATGTATTCTCCACACCCGCAAACGACTGATTAAGCCCTGCTACCGATGCAGTCGCAGTCTTAATCGCTGGTGAAATTTGGTCTTCACCCTTGAAAACAATCGTTGCTGTCTTATCTTTTGCCATGCTCTGCAAAATAATGCAGAGCATGGATTTTGACAAATGTTAAGCCCGTTATAGGACTTTGTAAGATTTACTTTTTAAATAATCAATCAATACTTGATCTGAATAATTTTCTAAAGGATTTGCTATCTCAAGCCCTGCGGTTAATCCCAAATCCTTTAATGCTTTAGCTGCTTTTTCTGTTGGCTTCAAAATCTCTCTCGCAATCTCTATCTCAAGCCCTGCGATAGTCACAAAATCGCCATGATCTAGCTCTGGCTTGAACTTAGAATGAGCGACAGGATTACCCAAAGTGTCAACTGTATAAACTGTCTCTAATTCGCCGCTAAGGGTAGGAGCTATACCAAGTAAAAGTTTGCATAAGGCGATCGCGGGAGACTCATCATAAACATGATGCCCAAACCCCGCAGCTAAAAAAGGTTTTGAAGGCGGAGAATAATATTCGGATGGCGCAAAATCTAGCTGAAAATGACAGCCTAAAGTCCCCATACAATCAGTAAACACAGCAATAATCGCATTCAAATCTCTTGTATAGTCAGGCACAAAGATCCCTAACTCTGGATGCTTTTTATTAGTGCCTTGAAAGACTTTTTTAGGCTTTTCAGTTTTTGGGTTTGGATTCCATTCTTGAATGTTTTCCCACCCTGCGATCGCAGCTACCGCTAGATTTAGCTCAAGTAGAGGATCGGCGATCTCATCAATCTTCGTCATCTTCGCAATCTCCATAAAATTTACGTTGGATCAAGTCGCTACCACCCATCTGCTTATACTTTCGCGCCGCCGATCTTTTGTTATAGCGATCGTCGTCAGATTGCGACGAGATTGGAATTACCACGGGTTTCTTAGGTCTGCTCATAATTTTCTACTTCCCAGTACTACCAAAACCAGCCGAGCCGCGATCGCTTTCTTCAAGTTCATCGCTTTCTATCAAATTAGCTGTATAGAAAGGAGTAACAACAATTTGGGCAATGCGATCGCCTTTCTTGATTGTAAATGCCTCTTTGCCAAGATTGATTAGAATCACCCCAAGCTCTCCACGGTAATTTGAATCAACAGTACCAGGAGTATTTAGTACCGTAATGCCGTGCTTAATTGCTAGCCCTGACCTTGGACGTACTTCGATCTGACAATAATCAGGCAATTCAAAAGATAGCCCTGTGGCAATGCAAGCGCGATCGCCAGCTTCAATTACATGATCTTCGATTGCAGCTACATCCATGCCAGCATCATTTTTATGCAGATACTTAGGGAGGGTCGCGTCATCGGTTAGGCGCTGTACTTTGATATTCACGGGTTTAAGCATTATTGCAAATAAAGTCAATAAATAATTTATTGGTCAAATCAAGCTTTAGAGCGCACTTTAGATTATTTAGGTAGTCAATAAGCGCGGTAAAATATATAGGCGATTCTCAATTAGGAGAATCGCCGTCTTCATCAATTATTTGGGTTTTAGGATCGGCGATCGCGTCATCAGAATAGCTGTCTACCACTCTTTGCTCAATGCTGCGACCGTCATTGCCCACAATGATCTCTGATTGATAGCTATCTATAACTCTTCCCTCAACGGTGCGATCGCTATTCTCTTTCGACTGCTGCATCAAAATACTTTGGTGCAATGCATCAACTTTCTTCAAAATCCCAAGGGCAGAAAAGCGATGCATTTGGATTAAGTCGCAACCAACAAAAGATGAGTCATCAAGCACATAGCCGCTAGTTTCCCAGTGCCTAGCGATGAAGATTTGTTCTAGTAGAGGGTAGTTACTAGCGATCGCTTTAAGGTCAATCCCTTTTTTGGATGGGTCATCGCTTCGATGCATCAGACATACAGCCTCTAGCATCTTTTCCCATATTTCAGGCGTAGAAAATGTTTCACCACTGCCAAAGGAATTGCCAAACCAAGCCGCCTGAATTTCGATTAGGAGCGATCGCAGTTTGTTTAGCTTTTCATGCTCAGTGCATGGGATGGGAATAAGTTCAGTTAAAATATCTATAGTCATTCTGGCTAGTACAGTAGCTGAGTGATGAGAGGTCACGTTCATCGTGGCTTCGACAATATTCTACCACTTCTGTTAGTATAGAAACTCCATGCTAGTGAAGTCTATCTAAGCGCCTCTCTGCGACAATTGAGAGCGCTTTTTTATTGGCTGAAAATTAGTTTCAAATATCTTTAGTTTTACTATTGACAAAACCTATAGTGTCGATCAATAATAGATCATTGAGTTAAACAAACAGAGGAACAAAACCATGGAAATGGAAGTCGTTACAGTCGCACAAGCTTACGCTTGTAATTTAAGAAAGACACCTTGGGTTGAAGGTGTCGCAATCAAATCGATCAAAAAGATCGCAGATGATTTTTTCAAGGTGACCCTGGTTGATGGGCGTTCAAAAGAGTCAAAGGGATCAAACGCAGTTGAGTCGCTAAAATTCCGTAAACCACAATCAGAATACGCAAAAAATTACGAGCCAAAACACAGTTTTAAAGATTGCACTCCTGAAGACTATCGCGATTACAACTGGACAAAGCGTGGAGGATGGGGGATGGGGCGCAATGCCTAGAGGCGGTAACCATGGGGGCGGTAGACCTAAGCTACCGCCCGAAACAGTCAAGGCTACAGCCTCCTATAGCCTTAATCCTGTCGTAATTAAAACAGTGTCAGACGTTGCTAAATCTAGAGGTGTCAGCAATTCGGAATTAGTCGAAAGCATTTTAATTGATTACTTCACAGAGTAGGAAAGCGCTCTCAATTGAGAGCGCTTTTTTCATGCTATATTTTATTAGAGATTGAAAATAGACTATGTGGAAATGCGACTCAGTTTTTGATTGTGGATGTTTTTGAGAATTAAGGCGATCGCGAGGTCGTCTTTTTTTGTGCGCGAAATTATTTTTTTATAAATGGTTGACATTACTAGAGTAATCAACTATATTTAAATTCATGGGGCGAAGAAAACTCGAACCACATAGAGACAACTATTCAAATGTGTATAACAAACGTACTTAAAAACCAGACGCAAAACTGCAAAGCATTGAAAGGAAAATTGTAAACCCGACTACCCGCAAGCCGTAACACGAGGGAAATAGAGGACAACTATTCAAACCTATCTTACCCTAGGCGTAATAATAAGGGACACACTAAAAAAGCAGTCGATCTTTGATCGACTGCTTTTTTAATATTCACAATTAATTACTTAACCCAATGCCCAAACCTAATCCCGCAAACCCATACCATTGCGATCGCCCTATGCGCCGCAATGGGGTACAAGCCAAATCAGGAGCAGTGCAATATCGCTGTAAATGTGGTTTTACTTGTACCGATGGCGATCTCCCCGCACATCGTCCCCTATTAGGTGATCAACCTTTAACACAAGTAGAAAAGAATAGGCGTTATAGAGCTAAGAAGAAAACAAATAATTAATTTTCATGAGTTAAATACCTTGCTCATATAATCCTTATTCCAGTCGTCTTGCAGCCATTCTTTAAAGAAATACTCTTTATTTTGCTCGTTAATTAGCTGATCAATCGGTCTGCTTCGCTCGACGTATCTAAACAGGAAATTACTAATTTGTGTCTGCGTGAGTTGATTTGCTAAGCTAATCGCTTGATCGTAGCTGCCTAGATCAACGGCTAAATCTGCAAGATCATCCATATAGCGATCGCCACTTGTCCTAAATTTCAACCGTTTATATGCAGGATCAATATCAAGGTGCGGTCTATCTTTTTGCGCTTCTTCGCATGGCTCAAATTTATTAAGCTCTATCAGGTCACGGGTGAATAAATTTTGCAATAGTTCATAATCTGAAGCGATCGCCCTAAAGTTAAGTGTAGAGCTATGCAGAGCTAATATTTCTTGCAATAGGCGATCGCCTTCATGTGCAATATATTCGCCGATCTCATACTGGTGTTGCTCTAATCGTTCGAGCAGATGCAGGAATAATACTTTAAACTTTTGCGATCGCGCATAGCTTACAGGCTCGATTGTGGTGAGATAGCGATCGCGTGAGTAGATTTGGAGCATAAAAGCCTTGCTGCATAACGGGTTTATTATAAGTTTAAATTAGTTGTAAATAGTAGTTGACAAATACAGGATATCAAGCAATAATAGGTCATACCAAAAAACACAGAGGGCAAACAAATGACTATCTTAAAAACATTCAAAGTAAACAGCAATCCTACATCTATCGGATACGCGATCGCTCAATGCGAAGCAACTCTATTTGATATGGGTTGCTCTACAACTACTATTCACGGCGACAAATTTATTAAAGTAGTTTCAAATGAAGCTATTTTAAACACTCAAACAAATAAAACCTCTAAAGTTGCATTCAAACTAATCCCTAAAAACTAATGGATATAAACATCTCATGCTCGGCTAACGAGCATATCCGTATTTTCATTAATGGCAATCTTGCTGGAGAAGTTGCCATTAATGAGCTAGAAAATCATCCTAATTTGTTGCAAGAAGTGGAAGAAGCTAGAAAACTAAAAGCATTACCCAAAATAGTGCAGAGCGTTGTTAATCAAGTGTTTAAGCTAAAGAATTTTGAGGATCACGTAAATACTACGGAAGCTAAAAAACAATCTGCTTACACTCAAGGCGTAATTAACGGTTTGAATAAAATCAAAATCCCGTTCCCAACTACGTCTAGCGGTCCTGATATCTTGCCTAGATACGATCCTTCATACGAGAGGGGATATCAAAACGGCGAATTTCTTATAAACCTTTTAAACAGCCTAGATAATGCCTAAATCACGCGCAGAAATAGATCACGCCGCCTATTTAAAACGTACAGCAGACAAGCCCCGCTACTACTGTACGCAATGCGATCGCCAACTCAGATCAGACTCACCTCTTACCATATGTCGCGCTTGTTGGCTTAAAACTGATGAGGGCAAGCAATACATGCGATTGAAGCAAGCAGAGTCAAGAGCTAAAAAATAACAAAAAAAATGAACTACTCAAATTATTCGAGTAGTTCATTTTTTTTGAATTACGTGATATCGCGTAGTTGATATCTAGCAACGCGCCAAGCGATTTGGATAGATAAGTTGGAACCCACCAGTGACCCTAAAGTTCAAACTGATTTCGCCGCCGCCAAATTCAAACTCAGCATTTTCCGTAAGGTTCGCAGACACGCTGTCAAAGATGAAATGTCCTACATCCTTGTTGATATTTACAAAGAAGATATCGGCAGTGTAATCAACTTGCGGCGTAGTGCTTAGATAGTCGGAATTTGTTGAGTCATAGGGGACGTAAAAAGTGACGTAACGACGCGCCGCCACAACATCAGTAGAAAACAATAACGCGCCGTCTGCACCTTGCGCCCAACTATTAGGGGTAGCAGGGTTGAACGAGCCGAAAGTCTGTCTAGTCAACTCAGTCGCAATACCATCATTAGTCAGGTAATAGGCGTAAGAATTGGTATTGTTGGCAGTCGCACCAAAGCCACTGTAGCCACTGGTAGAGGCGGCGTATGATGCTGCGGTAACTTCGATGGATTTAGCAAATGCAGTTGTTTTCGTACCGTTCGCTAATTCCAACCCAAAGAACGCCGCCAAAACTTCCTTAGTTTTACCGCCATAGGTAAAGGAAAGAGTTGGTTTGCGCTCGTTCACATAGCTGTCGCTGACAATCTGTTCGCCTAAGCAGTTTACTGATGTGATCTCAGTCTCAGTTACGCCACTGTTATATGTGCCATTGGAAGGGGCGGCGATCATCAATGGGCGGTTAAGCGAGGGATTTGCGATGTTTTTGGTTTTCAGGATTACTTGGGTAATCCCCTGAACGCCATTATTAATAAGTTTTGCCATTGTTTAAGGCTCCGATAAATTGGGTAAAAATTAGGACGCGAGAGTATCGCCAGCCGCCGTGTAGATTGTTGGCAACATGACTTGATTGTTGGTGTAAGTCGTTTGACCGATCTGAGTGCCAAGGGCGATCGTGAAAGGAGCCGTAACAGCGCTGGCTAGATTCGTAGGGTCATACGTATCGTCGTAATTTGCGGGGTATTCGTACTCTCTAACCGCGATTTTCCATACACCACCTGTAAACTCTGGAGTATGGGTAATTCGTTTAAGCAATCGGACTGCACTATTGATTGTTGCGTAGTAATCAATAATGTTTCGCGTTGTGTCTTCAAAAAGCTTCGCTGTAGGAGTCAGCGTCCTGCTAATCGTGATAGCAGGGGCCACGCTATTAGCAATTCCTGTAAGAGCCATAAAATCAAACCTTAGCTAAGGGTATTTCCCGCAAAATAAAGCAGAGGTTTAGATTTGGCAAATGCTAAGATTAATTTGCGTGGCTGAGCAATGGACTAAAGCTGAACCCGAATAAGTAAGGGCTTGATTGGCTAATTACCGTGACTGAAGCCAAACATTCAATAGGAACGGTATCGCGCGTTCAAATCGCGTCCGCACAAAAAAGCACCTTGTATGCATGTATACAAGGTGCTTTTTGGTTAAATATAACTTTTATATAACTTTTTAGGGTGGCAACCTATCGCTTCGCTTCAAGCTTCAAATGCTTAGCAGCAAACACTTTTAGGGTGGAGCCCTGCTTGTTTGCTTCAGGCTAAGTCGATACTCACGACCTCTATCAAGTCCGAGTCTTCAAACATAAGCGATGCAGCATCCTTGAGATTGATAATCGCTTGTTGACGGGTATCGCCAAAGGAAGAGAGATAATTTAGCTCGTTGCAAGTAGCAGAGTAAAGATTTACCTCATGATCCCACTCTATTAAAATTTGACCTTTTGCTCCTGGTTGAATATGCAACGCGATCGCCTCTTTAATATTAGCGATCGCATCATCCTTAGTCTCACCCTGACTTACGCACCCGATAAGGCTAGGCACTGAGGCGCAGAAAATGCCATCTTCATCTTGAGAAATTAATACTAAAAAGTCCATTGTTTTAAGCTGAAAGAGTAAATTTAAGCCGCCCACCCGCACTATTACCGATCGCAGTACGGTACAGATAATTCCAATCAAGAGAATTTACATCAAGCTTTAACCCATTGCATTGAGTTTGAGAGAAATAGTTAACGAGCAGATTGATGATATTTGATTCATTATGCTCTTCAAATACCCAAGCTAATACCCTTGGCACATCATACACATCGCCATAATTTGAGAGCAGATATACAATCTCCCAAAATTCACGGCGATCGCCTCCATAGCCTTTTCCCCCTGTGCGATATATCAATAGCAGGGGGAACTTATCGGTAGAGTTAAAATCGCCTAAATAGCTGACATCTTCTACCACGGCGATCGCAGTATCTAACGCCGCCCCTGCTTCATTGAGGCGTTCTTTGATATATGTCCCTAGGCTCTCTAGGTGGGAGTCAATTGGTGCTGGCATTTTTATTTTTATGATATATTGAATTTTAGCGATCGCGCATAGAGCTCGCCATCTATAACCGAAATGTGGCGCAAGAGGTAAGCGCAGTGGTTCATTACCACTAGGTAGCAGGTTCGAGTCCTGCCTTTCGGATTTGCGGGTTCGATTCCCGCCTCTTGGATTTAAGTCTCACCAGTCAAAATATAATTTTCTATCGCCTTCTCAACCAACGCACTAAGCGAATCCGTGTGAGCTAGAAAGGGGCGCTTGGTATTGTTAAATCCTTGCGGCAAGTTTGTACCAAATTTAATAAAATCGCTGCCAGCTTGGAAGAAATTAGCGGCGCTTCGCGGCGAAAAAGTAGTAGTCGAGCTAGATTGAAGTGAGTTCAGTAACGCCCCTGTTTTTCGCATTATTTGACCATTACGCCGCCTTCCATTCTCTGCATTTAATGTTGGTTCGCTTAGCCTATCCCAAAAGAAGCCATTGGATGCAATGCCGCCTGATTCCGTGCGGGGTGCATTTGCAAAAACGTCATCGGTATAGCTGCTAATTACGAGCGCGACAAGGCTGGCGACAGGTTTGAGATCTGATGCGCGATCGCTTATGCCTTGCAATTCAGATAAAATATTATCTATAGCCGAAAAGTCAATACTGATAAATCGCGACATTATGAAGCTCTCCGATGTCTCTCTACATACTAAAGTAAAAGCCAATTACATTTCACGCGATCGCGCAACGATGATCGGCGAAATTGTCAGCGAAGAAATTAAAAAGCCAGCAAGCGGGGGACAGTTTCAAGTATTAGTCCAGTACGAGAGAGAGTCATCGCCTCGATGGGTAGCAGGGGGGAATCTCGTTAAAGTTGATTGGTAGCTAATCTGTTAAGCTGCTCAACTAGCGATCGCATTGCTTCAGTTGTCGGGTTATCAGGGATTATAAAACTTTTTAAAAAATTGCCCTTAAGATCATAAATATCAAGGCTAACTTTTGTGCTTTCTCCTTTTTTCGTCATGGGTTGTCCATAAACTTCAATCTTAAGTTTATGGATAAACAGCAACCGCAACGCTTGAAAATCGGAAAAGTCTACAAGCTCATCAAAATATTTTAAACTCATTATTTAAGATCCCTTGGTGACACAGGTATCAATCCATCGCTTCTCAGCAAAATCGCTCTCGTCTTGAGTTTTTGCCTCAAGCATTTTAGTAAGCAAAATATCGCAGCCTGATACGGGTTTGGGGCGTGTTGCAAAGTAGATTGTAGCGGCGATCGCGCCTGTGGCTGCTAATGCGATCGCGGTAATGAGGATGGCTTTTTTGCTCATGATATTTTTGTGGTGTCTCCGTAATTAATTACGGTAGCAGAAAATTACTAATCTCGAATCAATTTATGCTCTAACTCTGGATAATGCTTGCGAATTGCCTCCTTAGTGAAACGAGTTGTATCAACTGGGAAAGGATTATAAATCCGAGATTTTGTTTTATTTTCCGCCCTTGGTAACATTTTTGTAATGTCAAAATCTTGCATGGTCTACCTCTTTATTGCACACAATAAAGATAATTTGATTAATAGATATTTACCGCCATCCTTTTTGTAGCGGCGCTAATACGCGATTATTAGGATCAAGATTAGGATCATCGACCATCTTCTGATGCGCGGGATTAATTTTAGGGAGCAAAACGCTTATCGTACTTCTGCAATTAAAGTGAAGTGCGGGTCTATATTTGTCAGCGTCGCTAATCGGGAATACAATCCCGTTGCGAGTGCGACAGATATCCGTCACGCGATCATCAGCGATCGCCAAAAACCTACAGTGAGTTGCGAGACTCGACTGCTTGAAAGTCTCAACCCTCGACTGAGAATAAGCGTTAGTGGTTTCAGTCCGAGATATCGTGGCGGCGCGTGCCTGACTCACGTTTAGAGTATCTTGGATTAAAGCATTTACCTGTTTGGGCGGCATTGGATAGCCCGTATCAGGTTGCACGATCATGCTCTGCGAGAGATTATTCTTAACCCGTTCTAGTAGTTCTTTGGAGTAATCCCCTGCGATCTTCAAATTGCGGGAGAGAATAGCTTTGACCGATGCCTTGGGACGACCGCTATCAAAAGCAGAGAACGGCTTGAGGTCAAATATCTTTTTGATCAGATCCGCTACTTTTGCATACTGAGCAGAATTATACTTTTGTGGGATAGCGGCGCGAAGTTCCTTGATCGCGTCTTTACTTCCAGACTTATAGCCTTTATCCCAAGTCACATTTAAAGTTTCGGCAATGTCAGGAGCTAGATCCCAATTAAGTTTAGATATCTCGCTTAACGATTTCCCCTGTGCCTCTTTCTTTAACCTCTTGACCGCCGATCGCGTCGCATCATTCATAGCTTTCAGCGTTGCCAACTCTATCGCGTCCATGCTGCCAATAATTTCAGAGACAGGCATGAGATCGGGCGCATCGCTATATCGGAAAGTGCCGAAAACTGAATCAAATAGAGCGCTAGTCATGGTGCGATCGCTGGTAGATATTCCTATATTGTACGCGATCGATTTTGTCAAATTAAAAATCAATCCTAGTCCCACCAGTTCGCATCCCAACTACAGGAGCGCGATTAGTAGCACCAATACTCACACCGATCGCCACTTCCCCATCAATATAGCTAGCCATAAGCTCATCTAATTCTTTTTGCCCTTGCATACAGAACTCAGAGCGAATATAACCGCCCTCATCGCTTGGCTCCATACCTGTGAAATTCGGCGCGAGAATATCGCAAATCGTAAGTTTCTCGACAATGCTAGCCAGTGCTTTTTGAGCGTCGGTATCGGTCAACTTGAGAGGCAATTGGTACTTAGATTTGAGGCGCATTCTCACGCGCCCTTCGACTTGGCAAGCGATCTGCTCAGTGTCAGAATCAGAAATTACAGCTTTCCCAAAAGCAGCTTGTGTACCGCCCATTTGGAGCCGTTGTTTTAGTCGAGTGTTGATAGCTGCTAATGTTGTAAATTGTAGTGTCATGAGTTTGGAGGTGATTATGAGTAATGAGTATGAGTCGTTCCAAAAAGCGCTTAGGCAAGAATCAATTATTTTTGAGCGATCGCTTGCTGATAAACATTTAAAATCTTTAAAAGGTGAACACTCAAAGTTTAGATGGTTTGCTGAAAAGCGAGCTTTTGAAGAAGCTCAACAAATTAAAAAAATTGCTTTCGAGAACATCCGTAAATAATCAAAAAGCCCATTTTGTTGAGTAACAAAATGGGCTTTTTAGCAAGGGCTGACTCAACGCTAAAGATAGAGTTTAACCTTGCTATGCCTATATTCTAAACGACTTTTCGGGCGCAGATTTGGCGAGGATCTAGCACGATGGGCATATAGTTAGCCACGGCTGTTGTCCAAGTCTTGAACGGGATATCGTTAGTTTGTTCACCTGACACGATAAAGATCCCGCTTGTGCCATCTTCTTCGCAAGGCACGAAAGCTCTCTCAATGTAGCCATCCCAAGCAAAGAAATAGTAATCGGTTGAGCCGTTTACATCCATCAAGAACTTATCCGTAATAGTTCCATCTGCTTGCTCTTCGCTGATCATTGCATCAATCTCAACGACTGTTGCAGGGCGGCGAGGGTTAACCCGTTCGCCGATGATATCCTTGATTGCTTGGTCAGGGACATGAACAGTCGTTAGATCTTGCGAGGTAGTACCTACACCATTTTTTAGCAAATATGCTGTTTTGCCCTGGTTGCTATCAGCAACCCGTCGCAAGTTCACGCGATTCATGAACACATAATCAGGGAATCTTCCTAAGTTATCATTACCGCCAGCCGCATCGTAATAGACGATTTCAGCGTGATCGCGCAAATTATCTAAGGGGACACATGATGCATTTGTAGGCTGATTCCATCGAGCGTTACCAGTAAGCGCCGCTGGCATGTGGCTTGCGACAGTGGTATAGCTTACTGAAAACTCGACTTTGCTGATCGGGTCGGAGAAAGTGCAAGCCCCTGTGAGGGCGATTTGAGTAGATAGCAAACGGGCTTTATCTTGGATAGCAGGGACTAGACCGCTAATCTCACCAAAGAAATGTTCTTTAACCACTTCTGCAAAGGCGATCGCATTAGTACCGCTCATCATATTTAGCTTGCGAAGCATCGCTAAAGTTTCAGAGCCGTATTGCAGCTTTTTCCCGATTCGCGAATCCTTTAGTATGTCCTCAGTCAAGGTCATACGAGGGCGGCTAGGGGGGATCTCAGCATCTTTCGATACCAATGTACCAACAGTTGGTCTATGGTGTTTGATGCGATTTAACAGCAAATTGGTATCTGCATAGAATTTAGGAGCGATAACCCGATCTAATACGGGAATCGCTTCATCATTCATAAGCAAATAATTGGTTTGATCAACCAAGACGCGAATAGAGTTCGCAATATCTTGGCGATTCAAATATTCGAGAATTTCACCAGTCATTTAATTTATCCCCTTGCTACAGATGTGATTTTAGGAAGCGCCAAGGCGATCGCCTCATCCCAATAAGGGATTAAAGAAGTGTAAATATCCGCTTCATCGTAGATATTCACATCATTGGATAGCGCTCTCTGTAAAGCTTGTGTGCTTGCAATCAAGCGCTTCTCAACCGATAAGCCTAAGATCGCGCTAGGCTTAACCGCTACACCGATCGGCGCTCCGATTGGCTGGTTTACTGCACTGCTACCAGCCAAGGTGATCACATTGGTTGTAGGGTTGATCGCGGTTGATGCATGGATAGATTGAATTGCAACGTTCTCTTGCATGACAGCCGCCGATGCTGTAGAAGTAACACCACCTCCTGTAACGCTTGTAGCGAATGTGTAGGGTAAGCCAGTTTTAGAGTAGAAGTAGACAACCGCACCTGATGCGATCGCTAATACCTTGTCACTAGCTACACCTGCGTTGATGAACGCAGCGAATGAGGTAGCGGTAATAGTTGCGTTCGTATCACCAGCTACTAGGGTATAAGTCAGAGCTTGCCCTTGCAGAGTAAGGGTAATTGTGTTCCCCGTTGCTACGGTTCCTGCAAAAGAAAGGGTGCTATATGGTCTCGCAATGACTAAGGCTTCAGCATTTTTGAAGATCTTCGCATCCGCAACAGTGACAGTACTATCGCTGGTAGTAAGCGCCGCCGCTACTCTGGTTAGAGGCAAAACCCGCACAAAATCAGAAGCGGGAATATCGCAGAAAATAGAGCCGGCTTTAATTGATTTGAACCCTTCTGAATCAGGCTGCAAAAAGCTTAAATCAACGGTGCGAGACAAAGCCGCCTTATATTTATTGGTTGCCAAAACTGCAATATCTTGGTCAGTCGAGGCGTTAAAAGTTTGAGTTACTACTGAGGTAGCCATTGAGTTTAAGCTCCGTATTTACGTTTGTATTTTGCAGCCGTAGCCTTAGCCACGTCATCTACAAGGTTGTCTTTGGTGTCAGGACGCTTAGGCACATCCTGATTAACCAACGGTGTCGCGCCATAAACTGAAGGAGCTAACCGAGGATCGGGCGTGATATTTTCATCCACATAGTTGAGAAAATCTTCAAGAGCGCCATTAGCGATCGCTGATTCATTTCTTTCAAAAGCGTCAGCACCTTCAAAAGTGGCTTTGTACTTAGCGGCGCTAAGTTTGCCAGCTTGGTTAAGTGCGATCGCTCGATCTTTGTATATCCCAAATTTGCGAATATTTGCAGTCGCTTTGTCGCGTTCTTCCTTAATAAGCTGTTGAATATCAGCAGCGCTATATGTAGTAGTTTCTTCTGTCATTGGTTTTTCCATCATTACGATAGGGATAGTGTCAGGCTCTTCTTCAGGCTTAGGGGCGTAAATCCCCATAAGGTAATCAGAGAAAGCGCTGACA